GGATGGTACTCGCCAAGGAAGGTGACAAAGTGCGACTTATACACTTTGGAGACTCTTCTATGGGCCACAACTATTCTCCAGAGGCACGTAGATCGTTTAAAGCAAGACATGCCCGCAACATCGCCAAAGGAAAAATGTCAGCGGCTTACTGGGCTGATAAAGTCTATTGGGCCGGACCTTCAGGATCTAAAAAGTCGCCTCCAAAAAGTCAAAAATATAGGAAAGGCTAGTTAATGCCACCACGTAATTATAGTAACTGGATTAAAACTCCAAAGGTAGAATACATTAGTAGCGAATGTTATAACAACCACGAAATTTACTTACGTGAACAAGAAGATATCTTTTCAAAAGTGTGGGTACCTATGTGCCACATTTCAGAGATGTACCATCAAGGTGACTTCCGTACAACTCAAATTGCGGGACAACGTGTAGTTGCTTGGAACACAGGCAACGGTGTTAAAGCATATCTAGGAGAAAACATCCACAGCGTAGCAGGCAATATGAGCAGCAACGAAGCTGCTGGTAAAGAACTATACTGTGAAGTTTATCATGGTGGCATGGTATGGGTTACACTAAATGATAATCCAGACTGTAGCGTAGATCAGTGGACAGCAGGTGCTTTTGATTGTATTGCAGACGCTATTGATACAGAAGAAATGGAAGTCTTTCATTATCACAAAGCGGTAATAGATACAAACTACAAACTATGGCACGATACTAACTCAGAGTTTTATCACGACTTTATGCACTACTTTAATCGTGTGTCTGGATTCAACGATGAATATTTCGCTAGAAAGAATATTCCTTTTGATAATGGTCACGTTAATGTATCTAGCTTTACTGTTAACTATGAAGAGTATGATGGGTTTGAGGATAGAGGGGACTTATCTTTTCCCAATTTGCCGCCCAACCAGTGGTACATGGTTGACCTCTTCCCAGGGTTTAATTTTAATTTACGGGGCAGCGCTTATAGAAGTGATAGTGTTACACCTCTTGGGCCAAACAAAGTACTTATTGAATTTCGTGGATACGGTCTTAGAAAAGACACACCCGAAGAAAGACAAACAAGAATCAAGCATCACAACAGCATCTGGGGACCTTTCGGCAGAAACCTGCACGAAGACCTTATCGGTGTTGCTGGACAGGGTACGACCATGAGAGAAGGTACCGAATCGAGAAACATTCTACATGGTCGCCATGAAAATTCTACAATTCATGATGAAGTTGGAATGAGACACTATTACGAAGCATGGGGAAATATGTTAGGCGTAAGTCCAATGAATCCTTTATCAACGATCAAAGAAATTAGGGCAGCATGAGACGAATAGTTAAATATTCTTCAGACCAATATATTAATGCTAGAATTGCACAGCTTGTAGAAGATCGTGAAAAGGCACACGATCAATATGATAAAATGTGGTATACTCGATTAATTCAAGAACTCTCTTGGATTTTGAATGATAAGCAGAATTGCTCACTTAAAGACTTAGGACTTACTGAAGAATGGGTATAGACAAAAAAACTTGTAAAACTTGCGGCCATTCCTGTCATTGCCACGGACCAGAGTGTAATAATTGTTCCTGTGATGTGTGTGACTGTGGTAAAATTGTAGATTCAATGGAAGATGTTCCGTCCTCATTTACTAACCCAAACACATAGGTAGGCAATGCCCACAAACAAAACAATTAAATTCCATTTAATACATGATTTTCCTGATCAAATCGTACTTCCTCCAGTACCTTCTAAAAAAGTTGTACCCCCCTGGTTCAAAAGCATACCCCCTAAAGTTGAAGATGATAGGTTAGGCACAATATCTTCTGTGAAGCGATGTATGCCTTTTTTAGATGCTATGACTGCTGGCTACACTATGCTTTTTCACATGGATGTTATTATTCAATTAACTTCTGACGGTGTTATTCATCTTCCTTATATTGATGATCATCACGAAATGCTCACTAAAAGATGGAAACCTATTGAATCTCATCCCACATCTCAAGTAAAAGGTTCTGCTTTTGAGAATATGACTATTCTTAAATATATGAATCCTTGGATTATTGAAACACCTAAAGACTATTCGGTACTTTATCTTCCTTGCATTAATCGACTAGAATCTCCTATCATTCCCCTTACAGGGCTAGTAGACTCTGACGTATACCATAACGTGGTTAACATCCCCTTTCTTCATACTGACTTAGAGCCTGGAGGAAAACCTGTTATTATTCCTGCTGGTACACCAATCTGTCAGGTTATTCCTGTAAAAAGAGATAACTGGACACAAAAAGTTACTGTGCTTGACAAACAGGAACTTAAAAAAACAGAACGTCAGAGAAAAGTAATGGACGAGGATCGTTTAGACTACTATATGCGTAAACTTCACGAGAAAAAAGGATATGACTGATCTTGTACATAAACACTTGCTTGTACGGGCTGAGATTTTAAAACCCCCTACTAGTACTTCTTGGTGTTCTATGTGGCTTACTTCTTTAATATCTAAAATAGATATGAAGATTTTAAAAGGTCCGATTGTTGCTTATTCTGATATGGTTGGTAATAGAGGATTAACGGGCATAGTTATTATTGAAACCAGCCATATAGCTTTTCATAGTTGGGATGAAAATATTCCTGCAGTAATACAACTTGATGTTTATAGTTGTAAAGATTTTGAACCACAAACTATATTTAATGACTTAGAAGTTTTCAACTTAAAAAAGTTAGAGTATAAGTTTTTAGATAGAGAAAATAATTTTGAAACAATAGAAAGGAACGTATATGAATATTGAAAAATTAAGAGAGGAAATTGCAGCTGATGAGGGTGAAGTGCACGAAATATATCTGGACCACCTCGGTCTGCCTACTTTTGGCATTGGTCATTTGGTTAGGGACGACGATCCGGAAAGCGGATTACCAGTCGGAACGCCAGTCGATAACGATAGAGTCGTTGAAGCCTTCGAATCAGATATCGAAACAGTCTTGTCAGATTGCAACAAGCTATACCCAGACTTTAACGATTTGCCAGAAGAAGCTCAAAGGGTCATAGCTAATATGATGTTTAATATGGGACGTCCTCGTCTCTCTAAGTTCAAAGGTATGAAGTCAGGTGTTGATGCACGTGATTGGGATCGTGCCGCTGATGAAATGGTCGATTCTCGATGGTATCGACAAGTAACTAACCGTGCCGACCGTCTTGTAGAGCGGATTAGGGCACTAGCTTAAATAAAAGGAACTAAAATGCGTTATTTTGAAAAATTATTTCATACTGTTGTTATCAGTATGTTTATTGGACTTATGTCCTCGTTTGCTTTTGCAGCTGACCCTGTAAAAGTAGGTTTTGTATATGTCGGACCAATCGGTGATCATGGTTGGACGTATCGTCATGACATTGGTCGTCAACAAGTAGAAGAAGCCTTTGGCGACAAAGTAAAAACATTTTATGCTGAAAGCGTACAATACGGCCCTGATTCAGAGCGTGTGATTCGTCAGATGGCAAAAGATGGTGCAGATATTATTTTTGCAACCAGTTTTGGTTACATGGAGCCGATGCTTAAAGTCGCAAAAGACTTTCCAAACGTAAAGTTTGAACATGCAACAGGTTACAAACGTGCAGACAACATGAGCACATATGGCTTGCGCCTGTATCAAGCACGTCATGTGCAAGGTGTTATTGCAGGACTAATGACAAAGACAAACAAGATTTGTTATGTTGGTGCATATCCTATTCCAGAAGTTATCCGTGAAATTAACACCTATTACATGGGCGCAAAGAGTGTAAATCCTAAAGTTGACATTGACATCATTTGGGTAAACACTTGGTATGATCCTAGTAAAGAAGCAGATGCTGCCAACGTTATGATGGCAGAAGGTTGTGACATGATGGCACAACACACTGATAGTCCTGCTCCATTGCAGGCTGCACAACAAAAAGGCAAGTTGGGGTTTGGTCAAGCAAGTGATCAGATTAAGTTTGCTCCTAAAGCACAACTTACAGCAACCATTGACAACTGGGGTCCTTACTACATTAAGAAAGTAGGACAGGTAATTAATGGTAACTGGCAAGTTGAGGATTACTTTGGTCATATGAATGAAGATGCTGTACAAATGGCACCATTTACTAATATGCCCGAAAATGTAAAGATGAAAGCTGCTGAGATTAAACAAGCAATCTCTGATGGTAAATACTTTGCATTTACAGGTCCTATCAAAGACAACACTGGTAAACTGCAACTTGCAGACGGCGTTGTTGCTGACGATGCACATCTAAATAGTATGATGTATTATGTAGAAGGCATTGATGCTACGGTACCTAAGTAATGATTCCAGTTATTGATTTCCAATCAAACACAGTACTGGATGAGATTCGCGAAGCCTACACAACTGTGGGCTTCGCTGTTTTTACTAATACACTAAATCCTAAAGATCAACAAACCATGCATCACTGGTTTGATTATATGAAGCAGTTCTTTGAACTAGATCTAGACATTAAAAAGAAATACAGTTATCAAGCAGAAAACAATCTAGGATACAGTGTTATGG